TAGTGCTTGCGGTTGGCTGCAATGATGCACAGCCGCTAAGAATGATGACTGCAAAGCAAAGTAATGTTTTCATTTGGCTACCTGTATTAGTTTGTCGCCATGCTGCTGACGAACTCGATTGAAAATCACAGTTATGTCGGTGTTTGCTGCTTTGGTGGGAGTGAACTTGCCGTCGAGGATGTAAAGGTTACGTTCGCGCAAGTAAGCAATACACTTTTTCCTTGCATCTTCGTAGCGTCGAGGATCGTCAGGCGTGCAGTTTTGCACGTCAATCAAATCAGGCTGCAAAGCGTCGTAATGCATCATCCAATGTATTGCGTCAGCTAGTCTCATCTTCACCCTCCTCATTTAAAAATTTACCGCCTGCGGGATTTTGTTGAAACCATCGAAGATTAAAACGAAAGTTTCGGCGCTGCTCGCTTTTGATGGTGTTGGTAAAGTAACCAGGCACATCGCTTGACATTTGTTTGATCAATTCATCTTTAAACCTATCGCCATCCATGCCTACCATTTCGACATAATTTTTAGCACCAGCCATCAAAAACATGACTGCATCTAAGGACTTGCCTTGAGGGACATTGACTTTTTTCTTGAATGAATTGTTGCGTCGCACAGGTGGCAAGCAAGCATCTAAAACTGCAAGCTCGATCACACTAAGCAAAAGTCGCGTACATCCTTTGGTCTGACTTTGAACATCCATAATTTTTCTCGGTTGGTGAGGTACTTGCCGCAGCTTTCCCCCGTAAATCAGAACGGAATGTCGTTATCCATGTCGGCCATGTTGCCCGCGGCTGGCTTTGGTTTGGGTTGGTCTTTGTTTTTGTGTTGGATTGAGCAGCTCATAAACTTGCCCTTTGCGCTTTCACGCAACCAAGCACTTACCCAGATAGGTTCGCCCATCAAGTCAAGACCGTCACCGCGATAGTCGGGATGGGTTTCTGTTTGCTTTTTGTCGTTCTTGAAAAGCAAAAAGCTACCGGGTTTTGGTATGTAAGCCATTTTGATTTCCTTTAATGTTGTCAATCAGATCGTCTACTTCGGACAAAAACTGCATTACTGCTGCTTCAATCTCCGCAATGCGTTGCTCATTACGGTCGAACCTATGCACAAACAACTGTAGATCGTCAGGCAACCGTGGATCGTAGCTAACGAAATCACACCATTCACGACCTGTGCAAGCCATTTGCCAAAGCATTTGGTTCTCGTACTGCCGCGGCTGTTTCTTGTCTAACAAAGTTTGCAGGTGCGTTGCTGTCTTTGGGCACTTGATCTCAACAAGACCGCTTTCACCTATCAAACCATCAGGACTGGCTGCGCCTCGAGCAATCGTAGGATGCAAAACTAGACCGACTTCAGTTACATCCCAAGCACAGAAAATTTCGTATTCTGCACGCGCCAAAGGTTCTTTTTCAGTACCCCATCGCATAGCGTCAGACGTAAAACCTGAGTCTTGAGGCGCACCAGTCAAAATCTCAGCAATGAGCTGCGCTCTGTAGTCTCGATAACTCGCAGTTGTTTTGGCTGCCATTACGTCTGAGATACGACTGGCTGTAACTTTGCCTGCGCGAGCTGCGAGCCACTCAGGGCTGCCTTGTTCCATCGTCAAAACTTTCATGCGTTACCCATTGCAATTTTGCGGGCATTTTTGGCAGCAACAATTGTTTGCATTGCGTCGGTATCTTCAATTTTCTTGGCGGCGTGATAGGCCTGTGTATAGAACAGTTTCAGCTCATCTGCTGTCGTTGCTGTGTTGATTGCCTCAAGTAGCTGTGGCAGCGTTTCTAATCGTTTCTGAGGTGCATTCTTGCCACTCGCTGCGTTGCCGTCGTCGTCCTCGGGCGTTACGCCGCAAGCAGCAGCCAAGCTATAGCGGCGGGCATAGGTCAAAGCTGAGCCGTAGCCTTGAGCATCAGCTTTTGAGACTGGCAAATTCAACACTCCGCAAGACAACCATTCGCCAGATGCGTGCAAAAGAATCGTTTCGACGCGCACCTCGTCCTTGTCGCTAGGCTCGATACGCTGGATGTAGCTAAGACCGCACTCACCGAAAGCTGGCTTGATAGCCTCAACGACAGAACTCAAATCAGCGTAACGAGACTTGAAGAAAGGATTGTTACTATCCTTGAGTGCGCCTTTGATGTTTGGCTGCGCCATGGCTAGTGCTGTCGCAAGGTTAGCGATTGATTCTGACTTGTTCATGCAAGGACTCCTGTAATGATGAGTAGGAAAAGAATTGTGAAACCAACTGCAACTGCGTGATCTGCGTTCATGTGCCTGCTCTCAGTTTGCGTGAAAAAACGTCGTAGTCGTAGTCGCCGCGATCTACCCAACGTTCCCACTCGCGGGTCTTATCCCACTCTTCAATGACAGGCGTTGCTTTTTTGAAGTGAATGCCTTCAGGCTTGCAAGTGCCAAAGTCAGTTCGTTCGATGTTGCAAAAGATTTGCAAGCAAGCGCCAGTAACGGGCGAAAACAGCGTCTTGCGACGACACTCTGATGCTTCTGCGTTTGTTTCGTTGCGTTTGAAGTGCGTACAGTCTCGGCAGTAATTCATGTGCGTTTCCTTACTTAACTTGTATTTTGTATGAGGGATACACACCAATCATGCGATGCGTCGTACCGTGCGCTTCGTCCCAAGCAGCAAGGATGTCGTTTTTGACGATGCTTTGCGCTACGTCAAAATTGAGCTTCTTGTAAACGTGACGTTTGTTGTCGTGCCACACATCAATCGTTCCGCGAGCGCGAGGTGCATAGTATTGATTTGTACCTGCTGCATAAGTACCTACAAAGTTGAACGTATATGAATACATTTGTTGCTCCTTGTTGTTGTCAATTGGTGGGGGCTTGCGCCCCTTGTGAATTTACTGAATGGTGTAACCGAGAGCCTCTATTTTTTCCGCAACGTCGGGAGCAATTGACTTGCGAACGTTGATGCTAGTGCAGGCGAAACCGTAACGCTCCGCAAACAACTGCAAGCCACGCTCGGACTGAGCGACGATAGTTACCTCGGTAGAGGCAAAGTCAAAAGGAACTACTTGGAAATCAAACATCGGGAAACCTCCAAAAAGTTGTTGTTGTCAATTGGTTACCGCAAACAAATGTTACATACTTTTTGGATCAATTACGAAAGTTGCAAAGGAAAATTGTAAAGTAATCTTAACTAAATCAATGTCGCTTGACAAGATAGATTGCTACATTATACTGCTCTTTGCAAGTATTCTTTTCAACCTAGGAGCTACTATGAAAGTTGTACAAGCAGAGCAGCATTTTGGCAATCGGCGCAAGCTGGCTGAGGCATTGGGCATTACAAGTCAAGCTGTGAGTCAATGGGCGAAGCGTGGCACGATTCCCGAGGGCGTTGCGTACAAGTTGCAAGTCATCACTCAAAACGCGCTGGTCGTCAATCCTGTCGATTACATACCTGTGCAGCAGCTTGTTGCTGAGATTGTCCCGCAACAGTAGTTGACAAACAGAAAAAAGTCGTTTACTGTGTGTTTGTCCGAGAGAAAGATCGGGCCGCGTGTGGAAGCGCGAACGGGAACAATAGACCCATCACGCATGGGCTTCGGTTGTCGAGACTGTACCGTTTCCGTTCTCTTCCACCGCAGCTCGAAGCCCAGCCGTGATGGGTTTTTCTTTGACTACAACGCAGTCGGCAATGAGAGCAACAGGGCTGCGATTGGAAGAGTGCTACTGGTGGCTAAGGTCTGCGACAGCACGCATAAGGGTGGCGAAGTTAGTGCCCTTGACCGAAAGACTGACGAGTGTCGTGGCTCCGGAAAGCACAGACTAAAGGCGCATTTGGCTTAGGCTAAGTGCGCTCACCAGAAAGCAGATACTACTAGCTACATATACAGGTGACTCATGAGTGATTTGTTCGGTGAAGAAACGTTTGACTACAAGAAAGAATGGCAAGACATGCCTGAGTTCATTCAAGAGAACTTACGCACGATTCATCAAGTAACGATTAGTTTTCTGACGACTGAAGATATGAATGAGTTTTCAGAGCTGATAGGTCGTCGCATATCGTTCACGACGAAGAGCGTGTTATTTCCTGTCAAAGAGAAGTCAGAAAAGCGTGTTTACGTCGATGAATAATATGCTTAACAAAATCACTCTTGTTGACATAGAAGAATTTGTCAACGATTGGGCTCTGTTCTCAGATATAGACAAACAAAAAGCATTTAATCTTGCACAAAATTCTGTCAAGTTTTACAAGCAAAACAAGAACGCTTCAAATAACTTTTTTGATGTTGAAGATCGTTGGTACAAATCGTTGAAAAACGCTGAACCTGACTATTCGATCTACGATGACAAATATCTTCTTGCAGACATTTGGGCGTGTTGGGCTGTTTACTCAAGACGCTATCTGAAGTCGATCAATGATCCTAAATCAATGATGAATGAAACAACGCTTGAGAAAAAAAGCATCATCGAGGACATGGGCACTCTGTCAAGCGTTATCGATCTAGGTTGTGGTTTTGGTTATACGACAGCAACGCTTAAGCAATTTTTCCCAAACGCTGAAACGTATGGAACAAATTTACAAGAAACTGTGCAATGGAAACTTGCTTCACACTTTGGGAAAAAATACAATTTTACGCTTGTGCCGGATGTGCAAACGTTGAACAAGCAGATTGATTTAGTTTTTGCATCTGAGTATTTTGAACACATCGAAAGACCGATTGAACATCTTGATCAAGTGATTGATGTGTGTGAGCCTAAATATTTTGTGCTTGCAAATGCTTTTGGTACAACTTGTCTCGGTCATTTTGATGTACATAAGCACAAAGACGAAAAAATTGTTGCAAAAGAAATGAACAAGCTGTTCAATAAGCATTTACGTCAACGTGGTTACAGCAAAATTAAAACTAGGTGCTGGAATCAACGCCCAACGTATTGGAAGAAAGATGTTGCCTAAGCATCCTATCTACATCATCAGCAAGGGTCGTGCTGACTCGCGTCATACGAGCAGAGCACTTGAGCGCATGAACGTTGACTATCGCATCGCAGTAGAGCCTCAAGAATATGATGCTTATGCAGCAGTCATTGAAGCGAGAAAAATCTTAGTGCTACCGTTCAGCAATCACGGACTTGGCTCTTACCCTGCACGCAACTGGTGTTGGGAGCACTCGATCTCGCAAGGCGCTACATGGCACTGGATCATGGATGACAACATCGATGGTTTTGTGCGCTTGAACAACAACAAAAAAATACCTTGCCGATCACCTGCGATCTTCAAAGCGTGCGAAGATTTCGTTGATCGCTATGAGAACGTCGCACAAGCTGGCTTGCAGTATCGTTTCTTTGCAGAGCAGCGAACAGCGATGCCACCGTTCAGAATCAACACAAGAATTTTCTCATGCATCTTGATTCGCAACGACGTACCGTTTCGTTGGAGACTCAAATACAACGAAGATGTGGATCTCTCATTGCAGATGCTCACAGCAGGTTGGTGCACGATCATGTTCAACGCTTTCTTGCAAAACAAAGCAGCAACTCTGAGTGTGAAAGGAGGCAACACAGAAGAGCTTTACGGTAACGGCAGTCGTAACAAAGAAAAGTCACAGATGCTTGTTGATACATGGCCAGACATGGCAAGTCTTGTCATGCGCTACGGTCGCTGGCATCATCGCGTTGACTTTGATGTGTTCAAGCGAAACAGACTCATCAAGAAGAACGTAGTTGTTCGTGAGGGCGTTAACAACTACGGAATGAAGTTAGTCGCACAATAAGGAGCAACGATGACTGACAAAGAAGTGATGGTTCAATATCTGTTGTTAAAGGTGCGCCAACAAGATTGGCATGGTGTAGCAGATGCAGCGATGGATATCCGAAAAATGGAGGCTAAAAAATGTTTGACGATTTCTACGCCAAATACCCAAAAAAAGTAGCGCGTAAGGATGCACAAAAAGCATTCGCACGATTGACTGCTGAACAGCAACAGAAAGCACTTGCAGCGATAGACGATCATGCGCGTATGTGGGCAGCAGAGGGTAGAGACAAGCAGTTCATCCCGCATCCCGCGAGTTGGTTGAATGGTGAAAGATTTGATGATGAGATATCAATGCCTGAACCGAAAGTGGTGAGCTGGTGGACAAACGATCAACTAACTATGGAGCACGGCAGGAAAGTAGGAGTACCAGCGCGACCGGGCGAGGACATGACGCAGTATCGCTTGCGATTACGGGCCGCGTAACTTGGCGCGAAAGAGTCGAAGTCGCAATGCGCGTTAAAGGTATGACGCGAGAGCAACGGGCAGCAGCAATGCCTGAGTCAGCAGAAATTGTGAGGGCTTTTTCTGCTGAGTTTTCTGTAGTTGAAGTTACGGCAATAGAAAATAATCTTACATACGAATGGATAAAAAAATGAAACTGTCGAACTTGTTTTTCCCGCGTGCAAGAAACACAGACCCAGATACGAGCCACATGGCAGCAGATGAAGCTACAGAGCTGGCAACAAGGCATCATCGAATGATTATGGCTGTGATGGATCAACCGGGTACTGTCTACGACTTAGAGTTGAGAACAGAGCTTGATCATCATCAGATCAGTAAACGCATGAGCGAGCTTGAAAAAATGGATTTGGTCTACACAGACGGCAAGAAAAAAGGCGCAGCAGGTCGTATGTGTCGCGTATGGGTGAAAAAATGCTAGTTGAACTACTTCAACCCGACCCAATCCTGCTTGATGATCCTGTGCGCCCAAATATCAGCCCAGTTAGCAAAGTTAACTCCGAACGTTTTGTTTGTATGTGGCTTGAAGATGGAAAAATTGCCGCTGTTGTTTGCTTCGCTTTTAGGTACGGTATCCCAAGAAATGAACGCGAATTGCTGCAAGTTGAATCGAATGATGATTGTGGTTTGAAAATGATTTTGTATTCGATTTGGAGTTACAAAAAAGGATGCGGTTCAAAACTGTTGTTTGCGTTGATCAAAAAGCACGGTTGGAATCGAATTATCACTATGTCGCCTAAGACCGACATGGCGCGAGACTTTCATCTTGGCAATGGCGCAACTGTGCTGAGAACCAACCGCACAACGGTTAACTATGAATACTGATCGCACGCTGGATCAGAACGCCGCGCAATGGCCTGTTCTTGAAGCATGGTCTAGGCAAAAGGAATGGCTCATAAACGGCTCAAAAACGCGCATGAGCGCTGAAGAATGGAAAGACGTGCTCTCAGCAGCATTCGAAGGCGAAACGTCGCCACGACTCGCTAAGGGTCTGCATGGAGGTGTTGTCATGCTAGGTCGTCGGACAAGCAAATACAACAAGGCACGTTTCTCTGAGTGGCTCGATTGGCTCATGGCAGCAACTCACCATGCGGGAGTAACCCTTGACGAAAGCTGAACAGGAATGGCACGGCAAGGTCAGAGACTTGGGCTGCATTGTGTGCCGGTTGTTCCACGAAACCCGATCTGATGGGGATATCCACCACGTTTTGAGTGGCAGCAAGCGCAAAGGTGAAATGTTTGTGATATGTCTGTGTCCAACGCATCACAGAAGCGGCAAAAATACCCCTGAGTACGTCAGTCGGCATCCCTGGC